TTTAGGCTCAGGCCGCTTACAATCGTCCACTTTGCGAGCCAAGACAAACAGGCTAGACTACGAAGGCGCGGCGGATGAGTTTCCTAAATGGCGTAAAGCCGGTGGCAGAGTGCTTGCAGGTTTGGTCAGACGTAGAGCAGAAGAACGTCGGCTATGGATGACAATGTGAGAAAATTAAACTACTATATGTTATATTCTTAATTAGCTAAAGTTTTAGGAATTCGGATGCCTTTGTCTAAGATAAAGTTCAATGCTGGAGTTAATCGTGAGACTACGTCTTACGGTAGCGAGAACGGGTGGTTTGACTCTAACTTAATTCGTTTTCGTAAAGCACGTCCAGAAAAGATGGGCGGGTGGGAACGTCTTAGCAGTAACACTATAGACGGAACCGGTCGTTCTCTTCACGTTTGGGCTGCACTCGACGGCTCTAAATTCATGGGCGTTGGGACAGAGACTAAGTTTTATATTGAAGAGGGCGGTGGATACAACGATATTACGCCTATTCGGTCTACAGTTACGCTCGGTTCTAACCCTTTAAAAACAGGTGCCTCGGGTTCTTCTGTAATAACGGTAACCGCACCTTCACACGGAGCTGTCACGGGTGACTTTGTTACATTTAGCGGCGGTACTACTACGGACGGAATCACGGCTGCTTTAATAAACACAGAGCATCAACTTACTGCTATTGACTCGAATAGTTACACGATTACAACCGCAGGAACTTCTTCAAGCGGAAACACCGCAGGGGGTGGTTCTTCCATTCTTGCCAACTATCAAATCAACACGGGTCTCAACACTGTTGTAAGTGGGACAGGTTATGGAGCGGGTTTGTGGGGAGGTCTGACGACAGGATACTCTCAAACCACACTTAACGATAGTGGCGGTATAGACGCCAGCGTAACTTCGTTTACATTGACGAGTGCGGCTAGCTTTGAGACGGCTTCCACAACAACGAGTGCAAACCTTACAATTGTAAGTTCTTCTATTCCGGTAGCGGATTCTAGCGGTTTTCCGGCTAAAGGAACTCTTCTAATTGGTAGCGAAAAGATACGGTACGGAACTAACCTTAACAATATATTTGGTGATATAGTACGCGGAGACGACGGTACGACTGCGGCTACTTCGTCTAGCGGAGACGCTGTAACTTTTGTTGGTTTAATGTTAATAGACAGTGAATTAATCCAATATACCGGTAAGTCTACACACACCATTAATGCAGGCGTTGTTAGGGGTGCTCGCGGGACAACCGCAGCCGCTCACGACGACGCTGCAAATGTCAAAGAAGCCAACGACTTTGTAGGCTGGGGTGATTCTTCCAGCACTGCCGCCGTCACTGGATCCAACATTCGTTTATGGAGCCAAGACAATTGGGGCGAAGACCTTGTATTTAATGTTTTTGACGGAACCCCGTACTATTGGGAGAAGTCCTTGGGCCTTGGAGCACGGGCCACGGACCTTGCCTCTTTATCCGGTGCGTCAGATGCTCCGGTAATTACCCGTAGAATTATGATATCCGGCACTGACCGCCACGTTGTTTGTTTTGGGTGCAATGCTTTAGGGGAATCTTTTCAAGACCTTCTAATGGTTCGTTGGTCAGACCAAGAAAACCCTGCTGATTGGACTCCTACAGCTACAAACACGGCGGGTTCGCAACGTATTTCTTCCGGTTCGGAGATTGTATCGGCACAGAAAACACGTCAAGAAATGCTTATATGGACGGACACGTCTCTTCATGCGATGCGTTTTAGCGGACCTCCGTTTACGTTTGGTTTTAGTATGCTAGCTAACAACGTGTCTATTATCGGCCCTAATGCGGTGACTACGGTTGGCGACAAAGTATTTTGGATGGACCGAGAAAACTTCTACGTATACACAGGCCGGGTTCAGATTATTCCATGTACTCTACTTCGTTACGTATTTGATGACATTAATCTTGAACAGAGCTTTAAGTGCTTTGCAGCGTCGAACAAGATGTTTGATGAGGTGTTCTGGTTCTATCCAAGTGCGGATGCTACCGAAATAGATCGGTATGTTAAGTTTAACTTTACTGAGAATACTTGGGATCTAGGTACGCTTTCCAGAACGGCTTGGGTAGACTACGGTATACATGACAACCCACGAGCTAGTGGAGTTTCTAGTGGTACCAACTTTGTATATGTCCACGAGAGGGGCGACGATGACGACGGTTCTCCAATGAATTCGTTCATCGAATCTGCGGACTTTGATTTAGGGGACGGAGAACAGTTTATGTTTGTAAGTCGGCTAGTACCCGATATCGACATTACGAGCAGCGATGCAGAGGCTTCTGTCAACTATGTGTTGAAGACCAGAAACTATCCTGGGGATACGCTGGTGACGAATTCTACAAACCCTATTCAATCAACTACAGAACAAGCGTTTTTACGCAGTCGCTCAAGGCAGGCTTCATTAAGAATTGAAAGCTCTACCACGGACATAACATGGACCTTGGGTGATTTGCGATTAGACGTAAGACCGGATGGGAGACGTTAATGGCAACTTTACTAGACCACAGTATGCCCATGGCTCCTGACGAGTATGATGCGGATACGTTTGTTCGTATTCTGAGAGACTTGGAGATGGCGCTTACGCGGATTGAGTTTCCTTCTGTTGTTAGCGGAGAAGATGACACCAACGGCATAAACTGGTTTATGAATTAATGGCCTCTTCTTACAAAAATATAGTTACTACAGTCGGAGCTACAGGTGACGTGGTCATTTACACGTGCCCTGCGGCTACGCAAGCTCTCGTAAAGAATATTAATCTATACAATAGCCATACAGGATCTGTTGTGGTATTTTGTAAAGTGACCGATAGCTCTGCTTCGGCCACGGTAATTCTACAGAAGGTAACTTTGGCTACACTAGCCTCTACCTCTGCTACCGCAGACGTGTCTTTTACAGGACCTTTTGTTCTGGAAACCGGAGATACGCTAATCTTAAATTGTGCCACGGCCTCTAAGATCCAGGTCTTCGCAAATGTTTTGGAGCTATCTTAATGTTACAGCAAACCCACACCACCGCTAACACAGGCTTGCAGTCTTTTGCAGACGCCTCCCCCGATTACGAGCTTGCCCCGGTAGGTATTGCTTCAATGCAAGAGCAGGCTCAAAAGCTTGCGGAGTACGGTCGGAACGGAGACATTTACGTTGTTCACGCTGCGGAAGGTGAAACGGTTGTTCCGATGGAGGTTCTTAACGCGAACCCTAAAGTAAAAGAACTCCTCTTCAAGCAGATGGAAGAGATGGGAATGGATCCGCAAGAATTCATTGTCGGTAACGATCTTAACAGCATAAACCCAGATACAGGACTTCCTGAGTTCTTCTTTAAAAGCATCTTCAGAGCGGTAAAAAAAGCTGTGAAGGCGGTGGTTAAGGTAGTGAAAAAGGCCGCTCCTATTGTACTTCCAATTGCAGCGGCGGCTTTTGGTGTTCCTTTTTTAGGTCCCATGTTCGGTGCAGGGACATTTGGAGCTAGCTTCTTGGGAAGTGGGATAGGCACCCTGATAGGCGGGGGTAGCTTTAAAGATGCTCTTAAATCCGGCTTGATAAGCGGTGGTTTAGCCGTAGGTACAAGTGCGCTATCAGGTGCCTTTAAAGGCAACATGAGCTTTAGTGACAGCCTTCAAGGCTCCTTTACAGGATCGACTCCCGTGTACAACCCTGGCGGCGACATTATAGGGTATAACCAAGCCGCGTCGCCTTTTGCGTTAGGTAGTAGTCCTGAAGCCATAGCTAGTGCAAATGCTTCTGCAACTCAGTTTGGTTCTATAGGTAGTGGTGATTTCATGGAAGCCTTTACTACTGATGGAAGTGTGTTCGGAGACGCGGCAACCGCTCAATCTCCGGGTTTTGTTGGTAATAGTTCGTACTTGGGAAGTATACGTCCAGTAAGCCCTGCAATCCCTCTGGCCGCACCACAGCCTGACCTAACAGCCTTTGGCGGCTCTGGTTCATATGTTTCAAACGCTCCCGTCAATTTTTCAGCAAATCCATTTGATCCCGCCACTTCCGTGATGAGTACACCATCAACACTCTCCTTTGACCCAGCGGCTGCTGATGCGGTCGCCGCCAAGTCCATGAACGTCCTTAACCCAACCTACAATGTGCCAGCAAATGCATCCGGCATCGTTCCGTATGGTGCTCCCGCTCCGAACCCACCGAAGGTGTTTGGTCAGACATTAAGCGGGTCCACAGCTCCATTCCAATCCACAGCGGCAGCTATGAACCCGGCCTCTGAGGCCCCCAGTTTTCTAGATACTGCTGGGGATTATCTCTTCAGGGGAGGTTCCAGCAAACTAGACATTGCTAAAGATATTGCCTCTAAGGAAGCAGCATATTTAACTAAAATGGCTTCTGCTGGTATAAAACCAAGTGAAGCTGGTCTAAAAGCGGCGGCGGCGTCGGCTCAACCCAACCTAATCCAACAGTACGGACCAACTTTAGCCCTTGGTGGTGTTGGTGCATATGCTCTGGGAGCTTTTGACCAAGAAGAGCAGGTCGATCCAACAAGAGAAGACTTGGCGGGATTTGTTCCTCAAGAAACAGGTTACGACTTGTTCCAAGCCGACCCTTCCAAATACCGTGTCGCGGACCTAAACCCATACCGTTATGATCCGGGTAATCCGGTTGTTGCGTCTCGGTACGTTGCGGACGGCGGGTACATGGAAAACACCGATTTCCCTCGACGTGAAATGTTAGTAGAAGGTCCGGGAACGGAACGTTCTGATGATATTCCTGCCATGCTTTCTGACGGAGAATTTGTTTATAATGCTAAAGCCGTTCGTGGGGCAGATCCCACGGGTCAAGGAGACCGTTACAAAGGCGCTAAAAACTTATATAACATGATGCGTAACTTCGAGATGAGAGCGTAACAATGGCCGAAATTACAGAACAGATTGTCCGCGAAGCCCCCGAGATTGAGGCCCTAAAACTTGGCCTCATTAATTCGGCTAAAGATCTTTCAAATATTTCTATACAACTTCCTGAAAGACAGGTTGCGGGTCTTAGTAATCTTCAACAACAGGCCGCTACTCTTGGTCAGGCTTCGGGAGGCATTGGAGGTTACCAGCCATATCTAACCACTGGTTCCGAAACTTTAGGCACGGGGCTAGGTACTTTGGGCACCGGTCTTAGTACTTTAAACACGGCCCTCGGAACATACGGCCAATCTCAAACACCTATTAATTTAGCGCAACAAGCTCTCTCAGGGTCCAGCCAACTGTTTGCACCTACAGACTTGTCCGCATATACAAACCCTTACCAACAACAAGTCATTGATACCACTATTGCTGAGATGAATAGACAGGGAGAAATCTCTCGTAACAACCTTGCAGCGCAGGGTGTTGGTGCAGGAGCATTTGGAGGGAGTAGGTTTGGAGTTGCAGGTTCTGAACTTGACCGCAGTTTAGCAGATTCACAAGCACGTGCTTTAGCACAGTTAAATGCCCAGAATTACAACCAAGCTCTGGGGGCTTCTCAGACAGCTTTTGAAAACCAACAACGACGCCAACAGGCTCAGTCGCAGTTGTACGGCGGCATTGCAGGACTTTATGGAACGCTTGGATCTCAACAAGCCGGTATTGGCGGTCAGCAAGCTTCTATTGGTGGTCAGCAGGCCGGTATTGGCGGTCAGCAAATTGGTCTAGGTCAGTTGTCCATGGACACTGGGATCAAAGACATTTCTATATTGCAGAGCCTAGGTCAAGAACAACAAAGACAACAGCAGGCCGAATTGGATGCCGCCCGTGCTAACGAGCAAAGTCAGTTGTACGAACCTTACAGCCGCGTTGCCTTCCTTTCTGACATATACAAGGGAGCGCCTTCAACGCAGACAACTCTTGGCTCTCAAGTTACGCCTACTTCTCCTGCCCCTTCTGCCTTTCAACAGGTTGCGGGAATTGGCACAGGTCTTTTAGGAACCGCATCAGCCGCCAAACAAGTTGGTGGAATTTTTTAATAGGAAAATACAATGCCCGGAATACAAAATAGAAAAATGTTTAGAATGGCTGACGGAGGCTTTGCGGATTCGATTTCCGGAAACACATCTATGAACCCTGGAATGATAAACACTTCCATGCCCGAAAATTCTGGTGCAGCCTCGGGCGGGTCTGCAACAGACCCTATAGTCTCGTTGTTTGTAAATAAGTATGGACGACTTCCAGCACCGGCGGAGCTAGAGCAGTTTTTGGCTCAAAACATTACTCAAATGGCTGACGGTGGCATGGTTCCTACTATGCAAGAAGGTATGGAACCTGAGATGGCTTTTATGTCTCCTCAAGAAGAAGCACAAATTTATCAAGAAGCTCAATCCCTCCCACCGGAAGTTATTCAGGCTGCTGGTAGTCAACTTGACGAGCTGACTAACGAAATGACCTCCGATAGTGTAGGGTCTGCGGTCCGCGAAGAGGCAGGTCGTAGCATCAGCAACATGGAAACGGCGGGTGATTTTAAAGATATCATGAATTCCGTCTGGGACCAAGACGAGGGGATTGAATCATACAGGGCACGTTTGGCTGAAGTAGTCGGTCCTGAAGACGCTCAAAGGACACCTGATTCTGTTCTAGCTCTCGTGCAGCCAACCCTTCAGCTAGCTCAAATAGATCAAGGCATTGGTGCTTTGATGCAGGAAGAGTTGGCGGATGTTGGCGGAATGGGTGGGGGTATTGCCGAACTTGCTACCAAGAGTGCCGTTGCAGATGGTATGGCCGCAGAAACAGGGGCCTTGGTTAACGCAGTCGGAAACATGGCCCAAGGACCAGCCGGTATAATGGCAACGGGAGAAAATCCTATGGGTATGGACCCAATGATGATGCAGGCAATGATGCAAGGTGCAGGTCCCATGGGCCAAGGTATTTCTTAATAGGAGTTGACCATGGCTGAAAACCCGTTTGATCCAGCAAACATAGAACAATACAAGTCGTTTTTCCAGAAGGCACCAAGACCAAATGTTCTCGGAACAGAATCCGGTCGAGCAGCAATAGAGTCTGAGAGAGCTGGTTTAGCATCTTTTCTTGGAGCTACCGACTATTCCAAACAACTCGAAGAAGCTCAAAACATGGGTAAGTTGCAGTTTGGTTTGGCTTTAGCCCAGAGAGGGTTTGCGGCAGCGGGTGCCACACCAAGACGTGGGGAATCTTCAATAAGTACTCTTTCGAGAGAATTGCTGTCCCCAATTGCAGGAGATGTGGGTTCGATTTCCAATCAAATGATGCAGCAGCGACAGGCCCTTAAACAAGCCGAAAGGCAGGAAGAGCGCCAGCTAAGACTTTCTGCTCTTGAAAATGTACGGGCACGACAAGCCCAAGAATACGCTGACCAAGACTCCATTACAGAAAAGGCTCGTAACCTGAGTATGCAGGTTAGGAAGAAGAATGACGAAATTTCTAACGATTATTTAATAGATGGAAAAAACATTCCGGTAATTGTTCGTAAGAATTGGACGGGAAAACTGGATGGGTTTTTTAAGCTGGACGGGAAAACACGAATAAAGGACGCTTTAGTTAAATCAGCGACTAACTCAGCGAAACCCATTACTTCGTGGGCATCTGGCGTTCAGGTTAAAGGGCCTGGAGGTAACTGGATAGATGCACCCGGATCACTTCGAATTGCTGATCCAAATGGACAAAATTCACAAGTGGTTCATCAAAACACCATTTTAAATTTTGACGAAAAAGATGTTAATAATAATGCGAGAATTGTTGATAAGAATTCCGAAAAATCTGCTTTTTATAGCCCAACTTCAAAACCCGTTTTTCTTAATCCGAGTGCTGTCGATGTCTTTGGCATTAGCCCAGATTTGGTGCGGAAGAAAGCTACTTTTAGGGAGTACCCAGTCAATCCAGACATGGCTGGTCCTAACTCAAGGTCCCTTAAAGAGCTTGTAGTTGGCGGTAAATCATACGTCTTCAACGAGCATCCCGGTTACGATCCGAAGACTGGAAACATCACCATCCAACGGGGTCCAGACGAGGCCCCTGTAACGTACCTTTCGGAGAATTTGTTTGGGCTAGAGGATCCCAAGGCGTTTACGGGCGCAGGAGAACTTACAGTTCCGTCAGATCCAGCCCGGTTACGTAAAATTCAAGATATTCGGGGACTTGGCGGCGCTAGTCCAGGTGAAAAATTAAAGATTGAGCGGAACGAAGCTGGGGAAACACAAGTCCGGTATGGTAGTGTCGTAGTTGGCCTAACCAAGGACCAGTCTGCGTTGTTCCAAACAAGAGACCTTAGTGAGGCAGGCAAGGTAGCTGCGGGACAGGTTATTGAACCAACACAACCTTATGTTAACCAAAGCACAACAACTGTAAAGATTGCCGGTCAAATCGTTGCTCCAGGTGAGGTAGCTAATCTTACTAAAACAGACATAGACAGTGATGCGTTTAAAAAGGTGAGTAGTGATTTCCGGCAAGTAGGTCCGGTGTCTACCGACACAGTCAACTACATGTTTAAAGGTCCGGAGGTTGTGGACGGTGTAAATTATTTGGCTGGAGACAGCATTCCATTTACACCACAACAATTTAATAACCTCAACCCAGAGTTTAAAAAAAATCTGGTAAGCGACGCGCCGGGTAGAGCAAACGTGTTAAAGAAAGAATATATTACGTCTTTGTTTAAAACAGTTCAAAGTCAGAACCCCGAACTTCCCCAACGTGCCCCCACCAAGGAAGAGATACAAACTTTGCTGGGAATTTTTCCGGGAACGCGTTCCGGTGGAACAAAAATGCGGGACGAGGTATTTAATATTCTTAAATTATCCAAAACGGCTAATCCGGATGCAAATGCTACACCCGCTGTGGTGGCGTCTTACGACGCTGCGGAGTCTTACGCGAGTTCTGTAAAAAAACAATTAGATTCTGCCAAAACAAGGTACGAAAAACTTGTAGCACGGGATGTTTTAGGTCCTGTACCATGGGAAACACTTAGTTATCAAGATAGAAGAGCTTTTGCGGATATCCCGAAAACACTACAAGCCACAAATGTTCAAGGTTTTTGGGACAACGCTAAGAAGCGTATACAAGAAGACAAGAAAGAATTTACAAAGCTTACTTCTGACGATGAAACAGCTTTTGCTGCGGCAACGGAACTTTTGATTTTAGCAAAGTACTTAGATAAAAACAGTGAAATTGACAAAACAGGTGTTTTCACCGGTTTTTTAGGGAGCCTTGGAGCAAATACGTTTGCAGATATTAATCCTTTGACTTCTTCTAAGTCGTTACGCCTTCAACAAATAATAAATCGTATGAAAACAAGTTATGGTACTCTTGCCAGTACAGAAGGTTCCGGAACCGGAAGAGATTCCGTATATAAACAACGACTTCAATCCGAATTAATACCTGCTTTTTCTAGCTCGACAAATCTCAACCGTGCGAATTTAAAAAGTATAATAAATAGGTTGGAAGCAAACATACGCAGTTCCTTCAGTCCAGAAGTTAAGGCAAACACAGTAATTCCTAAAGGTTTTGAAATAATGGCTAAGGACGCTGGAGTGACTGGAGTTTCCGTAGATCAAACAAAGTACCGTTGGCTGGACCCAAATGAACCGATAAATCCTGCCGTTACTCGCCAAAGAGTTATGGAATCAATCGGCTTACAGAAACTTGTTTTTGAGGACATTGCAAATTTCAAGGCAGGTAAAATCTTACCTCCTGCAACAAGCTCTCCGGACAGGCGTTTTGTAAAAATTAAGAACCTTTCAAACGGAGAAGTTTTAATTCGAGAAGCCAAAAGTGACGGCAG